GGAGGCTAGTGCGCACTACTTATAACCTATGAGTCAAGGAAGAAGGGACTCCCTCAAACGATGATAAAATTATTGTAGAGGGAGTTGATTTTTGTGGAAAACCGTAATGGCGAAACAGTGAAGCACAACAGAGTATACAGAATATGGTATCAAATGATAAGAAGGTGTTACGATCAAAGAAATGACAACTACAATAGGTATGGCGCAAAAGGCGTAACCGTATGCAAAAAATGGCGTGGTAGCTTTGAATCATTCCTTGAATGGTCGTTAATCCATGGATACGCAGACAGTTTGACCATTGATAGAATTAAACGGAATAAACCATATTCGCCTAGCAATTGTAGATGGGTAACGTACTTTGTACAGGCGCAAAATAAAGGCATGCTTAAGAGCAATACAACAGGCGTTACGGGTGTATCACCATGTGGTAAATACGGCTACAGAGTTTATATTTCAAGAGATGGTAAAAGGTTGTATGTTGGGTATTTTACCGACAAAAACAAAGCTATAGAAGCCAGGGAAGCAAAAGAACTTGAATATGAGTTGACGGGAACAATCTAACCAAATCAGCCCACTTAAACGGTGGGCTTTTTCATGCCAATTCAGCGACATAAGACCTCGCTATTTCCATGTTAAAATTAATGTATAAGAGGTAGGCGATTTCATGCAAGAGCAATTTCAAGCGAGATTAAACGAACTATCCATGCAGCTTCAGCAAGCACAAACCAGGCTGTGTCAAGCCAACGCAGACATACATACGATAGGCGGAGCGATGCAGGAAGTTAGGTACTGGCTGAATAAATTGGAGCAGGAAACAAAGGAGGCTGATAAGGTTGACGATGCAAAAGACGCCAATAAGCAATAAAGTAAATACAAAAATATGTTCTAGGTGTAACAAAGAATTACTAGCAACGCGCAAATATTTTTATTTAAGTAAAAGCGGTAAATATGGATTAAGAAGTATATGCATAGAATGTGACAAAAAGTACGCACACGAGAATTGGAAAACGTACTATGAAAATCATTACGACACGATTGCGAAAAGAGCGGTTGAATGGAAAAGAAAAAATGTATACGGTGGGAGAACGAAGCTTATCCACAATGACAGCAGAACAAGATTGTATAACATCTGGATACAAATGCGTAATAGGTGTGATGAAGTTAAAAGCAAACATTACGACAACTATGCCGGCAGGGGAATAAGTGTATGCAAGGAATGGCAATCAGATTATCTTAAATTCAAGGAATGGGCTTTGCAAAATGGATATAGCAATGACTTAACGCTTGATAGGAAAGACAATAATGGAAACTACGAACCTTCCAATTGCCGATGGGTTACTATGCAAGTGCAATCAAATAATAAACGTGGTAATTGCTTTATAACCTTCGAAGGAGAAACGAAAACGATATCGGAATGGTCAAGAACATTAGACATACCTCGTTCTACACTAAACAGAAGAATAAAGAACAATAAATGGCCAATTGAAAATGGCACTATTACGCCAACACAAAAAGAGGGGGTGTGCTAATGTTTGTTAAGGATTATATGGATGGGTTCCTTGTTGAATATGACCATGTACATACCAATGCTACTGTTCTTAAATGGATCAACCTTTTAGAGAGTAACCTTGACATAGTTAAAACATACACAGTCAAGTATTATGTGAGGACTTTGAATGTATTCCAATACGCCTTACCATCCGGTGTGGATATAGAGGACATTAAAGCTGTTTATGTGAATGGTACCAAGTATAAGAAGAAGGACAGCCGAGCGTACAAAGAGAATCGTTCCTATTGGTACGAAGATAGCAAATTATGTATCTATCCTGCGTGTTCAGAAGCCGATTTAAGCTATGTTTCCGGTGCAGGTGAAATTACCTTTTCCACCAATTCAATCACGACTACAGGGGATGATTTCACCTTTAGCGTGGGTGATACGATTCTTATAATCGGCGCAACAACTGCGGCCAACAATATCCATGCTACAATAATTGGTGTGGCGGCTAAAGTTTTGACCTTTGCGGCAAGTACATTTACGGCGGGTGCGGATGCTAACATAACAACCATTGCTAGACCGAAGATTAAAGTTGTCTATGAGGATAAGCCTACTGCGAAGCTACTTGCTAATATCGCAACGGATACGCTCAATTTACCTGATAAGTGGATAGAAGCCTATGATTATTTCCTTATGTCCAAAATCGCTTATTTGGCGAAAGACTACGCCGAGGCTCAAAACAATATGATGATGAGCAATGCCAAGGTAGCTGAATATGAATTGTGGTATGAGAACCACAGACCAAGCCGACCCGAAAGTGATATTGTTTCATCCGAGGAAGATTACGAAAATTCAGGTAGTACAGATTTCGATACAGAGGTGTAGACTATGTATTTTCCTAAACTGCCATACAGTAGTAATAATAAGACAAAGAAGTCCGTAATCGAATTTAAAGGGCTTAATAAAAAAGAGCTGATCGCTGACAACGAACTGTCTGCAACTGTCAATATAAGCAGTGACCAACTTCCTCTATTATCGCCGCGTTCGTCAAGAGCAACCTCATATACCTTGACAGCCGGTAAAGCTCTATTTGCTGCAACTAAATTAGCCTGGGTGGATTCTGTCACGTTTACAAGTCTTGTCAATGACATTACATTTGGAGCGCATACAATCAGTTCTGCCAGTTCAAAATTTAGCGGTATAGCTGTAGGGGATACACTGGTTATAACCGGTTGTACAGTTAATGCAGCCAATAACGCCACAGTAATTGTGACTACTGCTACTGCTGCAATGATAACCTGTTCCGCAACAACTTTCACAATAACAAACGGAGATCCAGCAGGAAGGGAAACAGCCGCCATAACCTTTACAGGCTGCTCGTTCAAGTATGATAATGTCACCAAAGGCGCTGTAACCGCCTCTGCTAAGTCGATGGTGGAACTATCTCAGCGAATAGTTATATTCCCTGATAAGGTATCCTATGACACTGTAGGGGGTACATTTGCAGCGTTCGGAACTGGCACATACCCTGCTGCTGGAAGTGCGCCGGACATTGATTATGCTTGCACGCTGGACAATCGCATATGGGCGGTCAAGGGCGATGATATCTATTGCTGCGCATTGGGTGACTTTGACGACTGGACAACGTTTCTTAACCCAGATGGAACAGTAAATGATGCAGGAGCGTGGCAAGTTGATACAGGTACAAACGGAGATTTCACTGGCATAGCCACATACAAAAAAAATCATAACCTTGCGTTTAAAAAAGATGGAGTGTGGAAGCGTTTTGGAAGTGTACCGAGCGATTTTCAGTTTATTGGAATATCAGAATTAGGTTGCGTTAGTAATAAGTCAATTAAAGAGGTCAACAACACTTTGTTCTGGCTCAGTCCGCAAGGCGTGGTTGCATACACTGGCGGCGTACCGGAAGTAATCAGCGAAAACTTGAACGACAATTACGTTTCGGCTGTAGCTGGTGGAGATGGCAGGAAGTATTACATTTCGCTGTATAATGGTTCGACTTATGCGCTTTATGTTTACGATACATGGAAAGGCATTTGGATACAAGAGGACACATTGCAAGCGGTAAGCTTTGCATTTTTCGATGGATATCTTTACGCATTAGCTATAGACAATAATGTGTGGAAGTTTAATAGCGGGACAGAAAGCGTATCGTGGTCTTTTGAAAGTAAAATTTATGATGAACAGTATATGGGCAAGAAAGCCCACAGCGAGTTATCTTGTAGGGTCGATCTTGAGGTAGGCTCAATATTGAACGTTTACATTAAGATTGACAATGGTTCGTACACATTGGTGAAGTCCTATAGCACGACTGACCTTACAAGCTTCATCATACCATTAAAGGTCAAGAAAGGCGACCATTTTCAATTGAAATTCACAGGGACAGGAGATTTCACGTTGTATCAAATACAGCGTAAATACATATATGGGGAGGCCGACTAAATGGTTACTAATAATTTTGCATTGACATTGCAGCAGGTTTACATGGGGTATCAGGAAACGGACATAAGGGTTGTGTCAAATGATGTCTACGTAAACACTCTGACTATAGAAGTATATAACGCTGGCGTGGAGATTGATTACAGCGGATTGTCGTCTGGTACAATTACATTTGTCAAAGATGATAATAACATAGTTCAAGGGGATTTGACGATTAATGCAAGCAACATAACTTATACGATGGGAACAAATGAAATTGCGATTCCTGGGAGCGTGAGGGCTTCTATCCAACTATATGGTGCAAGCGGCGAAAGGTTGACACCTGCGAGGTTTAGATTCTATGTTGACGCCGATTTAAGCAGTACAGGCGCAACACCTTCGACAACAGACTTGATTGCTATAGCTACCCTAAACTCAGAATTTAATGCACATTTGGCAGATACAGCGCAAGTATACATTAATGTTTTTGCTCCACCTGCTCCGTTAGTTGCTTGCAAGGGTGACGGTACAGACGATTCAGTAGCAATCAATGCAATTATTCAATATGCTAAATCTGTAAATGGAGCATGCATTGTATTTCCACCCGCTAACTATGGGCTTGCTTCAAAAGTTGTTGTTGATGGTTCAAATATTAGTCTAGTAGGATTTGGTATGGGTGATATACATGATGCAACCGGAAATATCGCAGCTACTAGGTTTACATGGATTGGCGCAGCGAATGGAACGATGATGGAATTATGCCCACACGCAACATCACTTACACGTATAGATTCCTGTCAAGTCAGTAATATATCTTTCATAGCAAACGATTTAGCAGATTATGGGCTAGTGATAAAAAGTGTGAATAATTCAAAATTTGAAATGTTATATTTTAATGAATTCGATGTAGCTGGCTTATATGTAGGAGTGGATACAACAGGAGCAATTACTGAAGCATCAGATTCACAAAAAAATATATTTTCTATGATTACGGGTAAGCAAAGAATTAAAGATGGTGCAGTTCTATTTTTGACAGGTGGCACATCGGTTGCAGGTAAAAAAGGTAATACATCGTATAATTATTTCGAAAGTATTCAAGGTGGTATTCATAACGGGAATGGCATAACTGTGGACGATGCTGATAACAATTACTTTACCCAAACTCGTTTTCATGTTTTGGATAACACAAGTACAGGCATAGGGATAGAGTTGAGAGGAAGAAATGATTTAATCAGCAGCGGCGCAGCGGGGAATTTCTTTATGCACGTAGGCATTTCTAATAAAACACTAGCCTATTCTATTATTGCACGTGGTACAGAAACCTATACTTACCCATCACGCGAAAATACCGTGCTGTATATCGACAAAGGAAACGGAACAAAAGATCCTGTTATTGAAACTGATGCTGTATTAACATGGTCTACAAGTTTAGGCTATCAAAATAAGTTTAAATTGAAGAGTACTGTTTTTGCGGCTTCGGATGCGGGAATATTAGCGGCACTAGCAGCATTAACAACTGAGCCAATTATGATTTGTGGTTCTAACACTCATATTGGGTTATTAGCTGGTGATTCGAGCAGTAAATGGAATATAAATATCGAAACAGCTACAGGAGATATGAGGTTGACACGCCAAACAGGAACAGGAAAGGTTAGCGTACCAGCATTAAAATATGCAGGACTTGATGTTTCGGTCGGTGCAAATGATTCTGGTGGCGCTGGTTATAGAATATTGAGAATACCGAATGCATAAGGAGGTTTGTTATGATTTTTTCTCAAGATGAATTAAATAAAATGCAGTCAATCATATTATGGGCTGTCTCTGAGGGATACAGTGTTGATAATCTGGTAAAAAGTATTGCCGACAAATTGAAAATATCAACAGATGAAAGAGAACGTGTAAATAGTATAGCGGGAGTGGATTTTTAGCACGAAATGGAGTGTGAGATAAATGAAAGTTAAAGAGTTAATTGAAAAATTAAACGAGTTATCTGACGAACAAAAAGAACTGGATATTCTCTGTGAAGGTGGATGCGTTGGATTTACAAATGTTGAAGTTTACGAAGATTATATAAACTTATTTTAAAACGCATACGGATAATTATACAAATTAGAAAGGAAGTAGAAACATGTCAACACCAGTATTTCAACCGTACACGCCAGGAATAAATGATGATGTAAACAGTAAGATCAGAGGACTAACTAACGCCTACGCCGATGTGGTACAGCAACTTCAATGGGTACTGCAGCATTTAGATTCTGCTAATGTCACAAAACTTAATACTAGCAGAACAGTAATTAGAAGCAATTCAGGGGAAACGACTATAGACGGTCCATTGTTGGTGATGAAGGATAAACAAGGAACACCTGTGGTTAGATTGCTCATGGGGTACGATGCTACAAGCTTAGACTTTGTATATCAGTTAATGAATGCTGCAGGTGACATCACAGTAGATATTGATTCATCCGGAAATTTAACCGTTGAGCGTGGGACATTCAAGGGAAGTATCACCATAGGTACAGCCAATAATGTATTCAAGGCTGATGGCGCAACTGGCATATGGCTTGGGCATGCCGATTTTGCGAGTGCGCCGTTTAAGGTAGGAATAGATGGGGCGGCAACGGCAACAAATTTAACCGTAACAGGTGGAACGATTAGAACCGCGGCGGTAGGGAACGATAGGATAGAAATAACATCAAGCGGACTGATAAGTTACAATAGTAGCAACCAGAAAAGCGGGGTAGCAATTGAAGATGGTTCATATAGCTATGGAGCCGTTGACTTTTATCATGCAGGCGTTAAGGTAGGTTCTATGTCTTATGACACTTTGGGTGGAATGCACTTTTCAGCGTTAGGCGGAGCGATAATGAACCCTGGAGGCACATGGGATTGCAGTAATGCGACTTTTACGTATCTTAGCAATGGTGTTTCAGAATATGCGACTGAAAGCTTTGTAACGGGGCAAGGATACATAACAGGGACAACAGGTGCGACTGGAAGCTTCACAAGTGCAGACGGCAAAACCATTTCGGTTGTGGATGGGCTAATAACAAGCATAACATAAAAGGGGCTATTAAGCCCCTTGCTGTATTAATGGCAAAGCAATATTGATATAATCACTGTATTTCGCAGAGTCGTACGGGTCATATGTTGTGGCTAACGCTAGAGAACATATGGAAGAATCATCGGCGTTTAAAAATTCAAATGCATTATCTCTAATTTTAAATTTCAACCCCAATGACTCACATTTCTTTCGCAATTCAAGCCAACCAATATAATTTTCTTCATTATACTGAAATACTGGTATTCCATCCGGTGTTTGTGTAATCTTATCGCTCATAATATCCACTCCTGTACTAATAATAGTAGTTTCAGCGGTTGCAACACTTGTGTCTATCTCTATTGCCTTTGTTGTATCATTCCACTCAAACCCTACTCCTATTTTATCACATATATCTCTGAATGAAGAAGCTGGGATATAGTTGTATCCATTGTATGACATCATGGGTAACGTATCATTCTTTACCTCTACACCGTCTACAACGAGTTTTGAGGCGGTTGAAGTTAGGATGTACTCTTGTACTGCAGCGCCTACTGGAATGGCTGAGAATAGCAATGTAGCGAGTAAGAAGCCTAATACGAATGACTTTTTCATAATATTACCTCCATTGGTTTTAAACCAATTTACTTGATTTCATTATAAGCCTGTCCAATTCGATTATATGCTTGTTAACGGCTACTGTCAAATAGTGCCTAAATCATACGGAGAGCGAGGGACAAAAGAAGCGGTGAAACATGTGGTACGATTGAATATAGAGAGGGATAGTGAATAGCTACACGACAAGGCGGCTGACCCTGCCGCCTTCCCAAACTCAAATTAGGGTACATACGAAAGGGTGGTATATTTTTTATGGAGAATTTTAAAGTATGCAGTAAAAACGAATATAGGTATTGCAAAAGATGCAAAAGAACTCTTCCAAATAACGGCAATTATTTTTACACAATTAAAGGGGAAACAAGGGGATCGTGCAAGGAATGTTGCGGACACCATTTTTCTTTTAAAAAAATTGTAAGAGAAGGTTATAAAATTTGTTCAAAATGCAAGAGAGAATTGCCATGTACCTTAAATTATTTTTTTAAAAAACTCAAGAACAAGGATGGGTTAAATCATACGTGCAAAGTGTGCATGGGAGCATCGGGTTACTCGAAAGATATCCCAGATGCAAAACTGGGATTTAAAATTTGCAGAGATTGTCTTTCTGAACTGCCAGCCACATATGAATATTTTTCAAAGGATTGCGGAAGCAAGGACGGGCTTAAACTTTTATGCAAAAAATGTGTAAAGACTTATTATTTGAATCACAAACAACAAATGGCAGAATGCCAAAAAGAATACAGAAAAAACAACAAAGAAATGTTTTTGGCTTATCAAAAAATAATTACGCAAAAGAGAATAGCAAAGAAAATGGAATTGCCTAATTCGTACAACTGTACGGAATGGGTCAAAGCAAAGGAACATTTTGATAATAAGTGTGCTTACTGTGGCAAAAAAACGAAACTCACCCAAGACCACTTTATTCCACTTTCAAAAGGCGGAGAGTATACAATAAATAATATTATTCCCGCCTGCCAAAGTTGTAACTCAAGTAAAAACAACAGAGATTTCTTTGCGTGGTATAACAGCCAACCTTATTACAGCAAGCGGCGAGAACGAAAGGTTTTAAATTACCTAAACTATGATACAAAATCTAAAACTCAGCAACTAGCACTTATCATTTGATAGGTGCTTTTTCATGTAGCAAATTTAGGTATGATTATACAGAAAAGCGAGGGAAAAAAGAAGGTGCAAAATGTGTGGTACGATTGATATATAAAGGGTTGACCGGCCAGTCATAAAACGAGAGAGATGCCTATACCATCTCTCTCGTTTCCCTAAAAAACATAACCTGTGTAGGAGGTTACATATTAATGTCTAAGAAGAATCATATCAGCGAACAGTTTATGCCTGTTACAAAATCACTTGTAAAAAGTCAAGCGTGGAAAGAATTACCCGATTCAGCGATCAGGGTTTATATACTTATTTATCTCGACTGCAAAAGTTATGAGTTTGGGAAAGAAAAGCCTGGAATTGAAGGCGGTCAACTTACTTATAAACAGGCAGAGGAAAACGGAATAAATCGTACCAAAATGAAAAATTCAATTGATGAGTTGGTGGCAAAGGGATTTATAAAAGTTAATCAGACGGGCGGCTTCTACCACAAGCACAATTTCTTTAGTTTAAGTAATGATTGGAAACGTTATGTAAGCAGTGGATAAGAAAGGGTATAGGGATGGTATATCTATAAGGGTACTACCAGTTAGTACGTAAAGTCGTATTTTGTCGAAAACATTCTATAGCTAGATATATAAGACATTAGAGGTTATTTTGCCAATTACCATTACGTATCACCAGCTAGTACGTAGATACATATTTTAACAGCTTTACGTACCAATAGTTAGTACGTATACGTATCACCAGTTAGGGTTGAATTATAAACTTTTACCCAAAATTTAGGGAACAAAAGAACTCACAAAATCCGTGATATGATTTATATATGAGGTGGATGGCTTGTCGTTGATGATAACCCCGCTGACCTCTCAATATTAAAAAATTGGGAGGATTTTTTATGAACGAATTGGTTAAAGTGAAAGGTAATGAAGTTTTTACCGACAGTTTGATTATTGCTGAAGGAATAAAAAGAAAGCACGATTCAATTACTAAGGCTATAAAAAGATACGGATCAGACTTAAATGAATTAGGTAAGGTTGGACTGTCAGTCCGAGCTTCTGAAAGTGGGCAAAGTCAAAATGTTTATATTTTAAATGAAACACAATCAGTATTTCTTCTTACACTTATGGACAACTCTCCAAAGGTAATAGATTTCAAAAAGAAATTAGCTATTGAGTTTGTTGCCATGCGAAGGTTTATTCTTGAAAAACAATCAGCCGAATGGCAGCAATCCAGATTAACAGGTAAACAAATTCGCAGAGACGAAACAGACATTATTCTCATAAAATTAATCCCGCTTGCAGAAAAACAAGGGAGCAAAAATGCCGGTAAACTATACTTGAGTTATTCTAAATTAGTAAATACAGTATTAGGCATAAACACAGGTGAAAGGGATAACTTACCATCTGCCTATATTGATGCTATCCGATTTCTTGAAAACGCCATAAGTAACATTATTTCTATCGAGGTTGATAAAGGCACTGAATACCACGAAATATACCAAATCTGTAAGGCAAAATGTTCCATTATCAAAGAACTCGCTTTCTTACCTTCCATTAAATTAATCGGGGCCTAGTAGACCGCGCTAAGCCCTCCCAATTTCCATGTTAAAATAAAGATATAGAATCAATCCGTTTCAATGGAATTGTCAAAGGAGGGCTATTTATGGCTTCTACATATTATCAGATCGGCTCAAAGGGTGACGAGGTTAAAAAGTTACAGCAGACACTAACAAATGCAGGTTATGACACAAAGGGCGTAGATGGAATTTTTGGTGCCAATACGCAAGCTGCAGTAACAGCATATCAGAAAGCGAATAATCTCACAATTGATGGCGTGGCCGGTTCCCAAACTTTAGGCTCACTATATAAACCTGCCGCTACAGTACAGACCATCCCCCAGGTTAATCAAACCGCTCCGGTTGCACCTAAACAACCTGCCGCCGACTTATCCGCTTTGAGCAATATAAACTTGAATCCTACTGTAACTGTGCCGACAAATGAAAACCCATTTCAGGATAGATTGAACTCTGCACTGGACAAAATATTGAGTTACAATCCGAACTCTGCATATGATGTTACAACGGACCCACTGTATGCTCCACTGAAACAGCAATACGATAATGCAGGTCAATCAGCTTTCAACAACCAGATTGGCAGACTATCGGCTTTGACAGGTGGCAGACCTTCGACAGCTGCGGTTGGAACTGCTACGGCTTCACAAAATCAATACGCAAAGGACTTCGCCGGAACTGTTTTACCTTCTCTGGTTAGTGCCGAACAGACTAGAAAACAGAACGAATATAACAATATTATAAAACAGCTTGAAGCGTTACAAGGAGCGGATAACACCGGATACAACAGATTCAGAGATACGACCTCTGATACGCAAAAGGCAGAGGAAAAGAAAATATCTGATTATCTCAGCACAATAGGACAATATTCAGACAACTATCAAGCGAGAATAAATGTGGTTGAGAATGATAATGACCCTACGAACGACTATGAATCGCCTTTATTGAAAGCAAAGAGACAGGAAAAGATTGCGGCACAAGAAGCCGCAAAGGCAGAAGCTGAACAGTTGGCATATGATAGGGAAGTTGAACAGGCTAAGTTGACTAATGATACAAAGCTGACTAATGCACAGATAAACAACTATGCGGCTGATAATGCGAGACAGGCGGCTAGCGGCGAAGGTGGTTCAAGCGGTAGTGATGATGCCACTTTGACCACCACACAATATTTCAATCAGGCTAAAGCTTTGCTTAACGAAACGGTTGCTACAGGTGAGACAGATTCAGAAATGAAGCCTATTTATAGACCTAAGTACACAAAGGAACAGTTTGAAACATGGCTGGCAAATCTTCCTATCTCAGATAAAGAATATGACGATATTATTGCGGCTCTCGATCTTGACAGTGTTGAATTTTATACTCCTGCTTCAACCACAACAGGGCGAGATGTTTATTGGAGAACAAAATAAATGAGGTGTAATTATGGCATATGTTTCAACAAGAAGGCAGAAAATATTACAGACAAATAAGCCTGAACAGGTTAAAGATACCGAGACCAAAACGTCCAAGGATAGTTACGTTTCTAAACGGCGTAAAAGTGTGCTGAATAAAACAGTAGAGAAGCCTGTTCAAACTGAACCCGTGCAAAAAGAACCTGCAAAAGTAGAATATGTTTCTGAACGCAGGAAATCCGTACAAAAGCCAGTAAAGCAATCTGTCCGTGATGATTCAGATATAAAGGGAACATATACTCCTGGGGATTATGATAAGAGTAAAGCTGATGATGGCAAACTCACATTGTCCAAACTTGCCGAAGCCGTCAAAAGGATTCCTACGGCATTGATGAATAAGGAAAATACACAGAATCAAAGGAAAGCTTTGTTCGGTGATTCTTCAAACAATATCACACCAGTTGATAATTCTCGTTACAATGTTGTCGGGCAGAACATATTGCCTGTATACGAGGAAGAATCTGCGTTTGAGAAGATTAGCAAGGGTACAGTTAATTACGGAGCAGGAACGGCTTTGAGAACGCTTGAAGCTGTACCACAAGCTATGATGAAAACAGTTTCCAACATAGGGAATGCAATAGAAGGAAAACCTCTTGATTGGTCTGATAAGACATTGAGAGAGGATATTCTACCTCCTGCATACGATAAGGCATTACGTGAACTTGCTTCAACGGGCAAGGGTGGAGCGATTGCCGCGCAAGGTATTGATATGCTTATCAATATGGGACTTGACCCTACAACATATATCGGTGGTGGTATAGTTGATGATTTGTCGCGAGCTGGTATAATGGGCAAGGCCTCTAAACCTTCTACTGAATTTGTTAAGGTAGTTGGTGAAAGGCAACAGGCTATGCTTGCTAAACAGGCCGCTAAGAATGCAGTAAAAACTATAGATAATGTAGTTGATGCTCCGATAAAACAAGTTGATGCTGAACCCATTAAGCAAGTTGAAATCAAGAAGCCTACTGTAGACGAATTGTGGGAAGCTAATAATCCGGTTAAGGCTGTAGACAATACCGTGAATAATTCACCTATGAGCGAGGTTGAAACACTCAAAAGGATCCGCATGGGGTTGAAGGAAGGTACAGAGGAACATAAGGCGATAAGTAATGTAATAGACAGGCTAGATACGGCTAATAAGGTTGAAACAGGTGTATTGGATGATACCGTGAAGCAAATTGATACTGTACAACCTACACGAGCCGTACAGCCTAAAATAGAAGCAGAGCAGGTAAACACACCTACAGCAAACGAAGTGGTTCAGAAGGGTGTACAGGAGGCCGAAACAGTAAACAAGGTTCCAAACAAAGTTTATCGCTACGACTCTGCCGACATAAAAACTTACGACACAAAGCACAATGCAGAAGAGGTTGTCTTCTTCTCAGCCGATGCAAAAACAGCGGAATCATTCGGTGGAAAGCCGCGCGAATTCAATGTCGATATGAAAAATCCCCTTGTACTT